AGTCAGCACCGCAATGACAAGCCCACCGACTGCCGTCCATTCGCCGACACTCACTTCTTGTTGCCGAAAGAAACGTCGTTCGGGTTAGCCCAACGTGCCAGCACTGGAACGAGTCCAGCCACTAAGCCCATTGCTAAATCTTTTGGATTGGTATTGCCAGTCATATAGACGGCCAACGCACCAGCGACAGAGCTTCTCAGCCATGATGCCAGCATTGCTTTTGCTTGATCCATTAGTTATCTCCTTTGTTCAAGCTCCCGATGAGTGCTGCGACCTTCGCTTCACTCAATCCAATTTCCCAATGCATTTCATCGCGGCGTTTCCAATTTTCTGAACCGCCCCAAATAAGCCCATATTTCTTTGAAAGTGCTTTAATCATTGGAATTTTCTCAGCTGGGAATGTTCCGACTTTGCCTAGTGGGTGTTTAGTAGCGTTGAGATCAATGGCAGTGCCAGAGCTATGATTGCTTAATTTGTCAGTGGAACCTCTTATCATGCGAAAGTTCCAACCCCAGTCATCTAGTGAGCCTTCATCAATCGGCTCAATCAGCTCATGGAATTCTTTGCAGAATCCAGCGATCAATGGTGCAACGGCTTTTGCACATCGCACCTTGACCTTTGTTCCCTCGATTGGAACGCTGATAATGTCAATTTCAGCTGCATCTTTCGATGCTGGCCATCCGTTATAACTTTGGAGCATCCGTCACCATTGGTGTGAAGTGTTCCGCTTGCTGCTCGTCATAGGTTGATTTCAGCATTGAAGTAAATTCTCCGTTGCCGTGGTCAATAATGGCGTATTGAATTCCGTTATCGTCTTTAATTATTGTTGTTTTATCCATTGTTATAACTCCGCACTAACGCCAATGTAGGCACTCGATGAATTGTTTGCAGTCAATGCAACTGGTCTATAAGCAGTACCAGCCGCCATAGTCACAGTCAGCCAATTTGAATAGATACCAGTTTCACCAAAGGTAATGGCTGAGACGGCATAACCTGCTCCATAGTCAGCAGTTCTTAAAGTAGCAAAATCAATAGATGTTGGCTTTGCCCTCATTGTTACAGGATTGCTTATTTGTATTCTTGCTGCAGTAGTTGTATTAGTAACCATACCAAAACCAAAGTTTTGGTAAACATCACCGTCCGCAGTTTGCCGATAATAATACCTTTGGCAAGCGGCTAATTCTCCTTGGATGTTTCCCGCTGCCCTAGTAAATTGCGTAGCAATAGAACCAATTTCAATTTGAACACCAGTAATAAAAGTAGTTGATGCGCCTGTATTATCAATAAGCATTTGTAAACCAGCGGTGATATTAGTGCCGATTGCTACAGAGGTTTGATACCTGACCCAAGATGATGAAGGGCTAGCAGACATAGTAATTGCTGAACCAATTTGAGTGACACTTGTAAAGTTATCAACCGCAGTTGGATAATAAAGATTAAGGTTTAATGCTCCAGCACCACTTGTACGCTTTGCATAAAATGAGATTGTAATAGTTTGGCCTGCTAATAAAACTGAGTTAGCCGATTCGATTTTCTGAATCATTGAGTTTGTGCCTGTTCCAACCATTTTCATTGAATACTGAAAATATGGTGAAACAGGAACATCTGTGTCTCGTGTAACTGTTGTAGATGATGAGCCTAATACCCATCGGTCAGCCGTGTAACTGCCTGTTGAAGTGCCTAATCCAGTTGCACCACGCTGCCATACATCCATACCGCCATTAATAATGTAATTCTTGCCAGCCGCTTGTGTTGCTTGATAGCGCAAACCTGTTGAAGTAGATGAATCTGCCACCAAAGTTGTTCCATTTGCTCCAGCAGTAATTTCAGCTGGTGTTGCTGATGCCGTAGCAGTAAAGATTGAACCCTTTGCCGTGACTGTTGATTTGGCAACGGCTGCGTTGGCAGTTGTATTAGCCGTATTGGCTAGATCATAAGCCGCTTTTGTAGCAGTTGGCGTTGATGCCAAGATTGATGAAGTCGTCGATGTTGAATCTGAAAGCTGCACTGAACCCTTTTGTGCAGTCGATGCATCTTGAATAGCGATATTGACTGAACCGCTTGTTCCACCACCTGTGATTGGGCTTGATACTGTCACCGCAGTAATGTCACCGACATCGTTTGTGATCCATGTGAAAGCCATGTCTGTTGCAGATGTCTTTGACAAGATTTGACCCGTCGTGCCACCTTTGAGTCCAGCCATCGTCGTATCGACGCCTTGACCGAACACGGCGAAGTCGGCTGGTAAATCCGTCACCAAATCGGTGTTTGTCGGCATCACCCATCCGAAGTTGCTTGTTGGATTACTCATACCCGCTCCTTATGCCACAATCGTGGCGTCTTGCCATTCCAGAGTTCCTGAAACGGTATTCCATCTTTCAAGCGGCAGAACGGTTTCCCATTTCATCGCTTGAATACTAAATGCCAGTGGCGACAATAGAGCCGTCACCTGTACCTGATTATACGCGGCGGTAAATGTCCATCCCTCAACGAAACCCGCATAAGAACCAGCGTTCATGTTGAGTGGTAAATCCGAGATTCGTAGTGGCAATCCCATGAATATGTTAATCATTGAATTGCGGTCAGCATCATCCAATTCTGGATTCGTCAGCTCGAAAGTGATGGATTGCATCATGGCTAATGGGTATGCCCGCAAAGCTAAATAGAACGCAGCTTGACTTTCAGCATCGGCGGCATTATGCAACGTCGTCTGGATAATCTGTGAAAGCCGTCCATAGATTGCAATGGATGTGGCATCTTCATCGGATTTCTCCGCCGATGATGTGGCGTTATATTGCACTGTTACCGAGTTGCGCACATCTCCAGCGCGGGTTTGGATGGCAATGCCAGATGCCAGAGCTTGATTGGCGGTCAGATCGGTGTATCCATAGGTTGCTAAATAAGTGGATCGATGCGTACTGTCTGCATATGAAATCGCCCCAGTTGCATCTTCATAAATGTAGCCCAGCCCGCTAGTTGCCAGAGCTGACACCAATGAATAAACGTCAGTTCGATTGGATGTGCGTGCAGCTAGTTCATAATCACCTGGGCGGTCAATTTCACCCAAGCCGACATTCTCAGCGTGCGCCCAAGTAACCGTCGGATCATAGGTATTCCATTGAACCGTTGGCGCGACTTCGCTCCAGTTGTTGAGCAATAAATCCGTGAGAACGTCATAAATCTGAGTGCCATCGTAGGCTTTTGCAAGAACGCCATCGGTCAATGCTTTTGGAAGTCGGCTCAATGCTCCCAGTGCGACAATGGTGACGTTTTGCGTGTAGCCAACGCTTCCAACGTCGGCAATAGTGATTCCCAGATCAACAATAGTTCCGCCGAAGATTGGCACGAATGTTGCAGTTGAATCTTGAAGTGAAATAGTGACTGAGTTATTGATTGTGAATTCGATGTTCGTCTGGTCAATGTTGATGAGCTGGAGATTGACATAGCCAGCTTGGGCTTGCTCATAAATGTTTGTCCGTCCGCTAGTAAATGTCAGATTGGCAAGCACGAAATTGGTGTAAGACACACCATCGATTTCTACTTTCCAGACTGGATTCCATAGGGTCACGATGTCACCAATGCGCTTGCGCCACCCGTGCCACGATAAAACGAATTGTTTAATACATTGACGATTGTGCGTGCAGTGCCTTCGGCATCGATTGCGCCATTGATTGTGATATTGAACGTGTTGCCCATCATCCCAGACTTATTCAATGGAATGACGGCTTCTGGCCCAGCTTCACCAATCATGGCAAGCGTTGGAGACGTGACGATTCCACCCTGCGCCAGATATGGAATGTCTGGGAATATGTCTGGGGATTGCCAAGAATCGCCACCGATGATTGGTACCCATGATGGAACGGTGAAGCTGATGCGAAAATCTAAACGATTCCAAAGTCCGATGATTGTGTTGATTGCAGCTCGAAAAGCATTAACAATCGGTGAAACAAATGAAGTTGCTGAATCTTCAATAAAATTGACGACGTTTGTAAAAAACGTGCGAACGCGATTAAAGCCAGTTCCCACTGCACTAGTTACATCGGCAACAACGCCAATAAGAGCTGCAATGACTCCAGCAATGCCCGAAATGGATGAGCTGATGAATGTCCCAATGATGGGAGCAATGTAGTCGCGAATGAACGTAGCAAAGACTCTAAAAGCATCAGACAATGGTTCCAGTTTGTCTTTATTATTTGTCAAAGCTTGGCTAATTAAATTGAACGCATCGAATAGAGCCTTAATGATGGGAACCAGAGTGACGTTAAGAATTGGCACGACATAATCGCGGATGAAGTTATAGAACGCAGTGAATGCTGGAACTAGTACGTTATTAAAGAAATCGCCTAGAGACTTAAAGACTGGTGCAAGATTGGCTGAGATTTCACTAGCTGCGCCTTGAATCGCTGGAATGACTTTATTCACGAATCCTGAAACCAATGGCGTGATGGCATCAAGAATGAACGAGCCGACTGTCTCTTTGCCTTCATCAAATGCGACTTTAAGACGATCCATCTTTCCTTGAAATGTCTCAGCTTGCACCGATGCTTGATTCTCAAACGTGCTTGCTAAGACTTTTGTGGCTGCATCAAAGTCTTTGGATTTCAAGATATTTGAATCCATTGAAACGCCAAGTTTGGTCAATGCTCCAAAGTTTCCATCGTGTGCTTTGGCTAATGCGTTTGATACGGCTTCAAGACTTTTGCCCGTACCCGCTGCAATATCCATTGCAAGTGATTGAAGTTTTTGGGCTTCTTCGACATCTTTGGTGCTTCGAATCAATCGATCTAACGATGGACGAAGCTGCTCATCCGTGACGCCATAAAGTAATTGGGATTTGAGAATCTGTGCTTCAACGGCCTTAATCTGGTCATTGCTAGCCCCTACGACGTTGCGCAGAGTCGTTGCAAGCTTGTTCTGTGCAGCTTCATCTGCAATGGCCGATTTGACCCCATCAATGGCTAATTTGCCTGCGTATGCAGCAGCTGCGACTCCAGCAGCAGCAAATGCTAGTCCGACCTTCTTGGAGAAATCTCCAATCTTGGACGCCGAAGATTTGACGTCATCATCAGCTGATGCCAGCGATTTCTTTAACTGATCTACGTCAGCAAGAATGGAGAGCTTGAGCGTTCTTGATCCTGCTGCCATTACCACTCCTTCAAGATTCGACTAAACGCATTTTCCCATTCATT